CGCATCGCTAATCCCACTGCCCGAGGACCGCAGCCGTCGTCGACCCGGTCCGCCACACCTCGAAGAAGCTGCCGTCCTCCACGACCGCAGCCGCCGCCGTGAGGAGCGTAATCGCGGGCTGGATCGTGCCGGCGACGCTGATCTCGAACGTGCCGAACATGTTGACGTAGAGCCCCGTGCCCGTCTGCACCGACACCATCGCCGCGCCGGTCTGCGCGGTCTGGTGCGCCGTACCGCTGTTTGAAGCGCCCGTCGCAGGCGTCGAGGTGTCGAGCCCCACCACGTGGTAGAGCGGCTGCGCGATGGTGGCCCCGCCAGTCCCGAGGAGATCGAAGGCCGCGTTGCCGCTCGTGGCCGACATGGCCGTGACGAGGATCAGAGCTCGGAATTGGTAGAGCCCGGTCTCGAGCGTGATGCGGCCGTTCGCCGAGCAGTTGAAGAGCTTCTGCTCCGTCGTCGCGCTCGTAAGCGTGTAGTCCGCGTCGAGGCGGCAGATGTGGATCGCGGGCGAGTAGCCGCGGTTCCCTGCGTCGGTTGTCAGGTAGTGGACGTTCGCGTCCGCCTCCCACGCGCCGTCCTCGGCGGTCGTGAGCACCGTTCCGCTCGCGAACGTCGGCCAGGTGCCCGCAGAAGCGGTCCCCGCAGCGATGGTCGGAGCTGTCAGGGTCCAGCTCGACACGGCCACGCTGTCGGAAATCGTCGTCGCGTTCCCACCAGCCGCGGCCGTCACCTCTCCAGTGAGGGCGGCGCGCGAGAGATCGAGCGCAGCGAGGGTCAACGAGTCATCGACGACGATCTCCTGCATGACGCCAGCCCCCCCGGTCGTGCGTCCGATCATGCGCGCCGTCGCCATCGACGTGGTTACGGAGTCGCCGGAGATCACGATGGGCGCGACGGCTCCGAGGTTCGTGTCGGCGCTGATGTCGAGCGCGGCGACCTGTGTGGTCCCGACCGACCCGCTCGTGAGGTCTGCGCCGTCCAGTGTGCCGCCCGTAATCTGGACGATCTCGCTTGCGTCGGCAGCCATCGTGACGTCGGTGCCTGCCGGAGACGCTTCCCACGCGAGCGCCTCGGCGTTATCGAGCCGCACCGCTCCAGAGTCCGCCGCGTCGCTCGCGTCGATCACCGCGGGCTTCGCGAGATTGATCGTCGTCGTGCTCGCGTTGCCGACCGTCACCGCGCCCTCGGCTACCGAGCGAATCGCATCGACGAACGCGCCGTTCACCTGCTGAGTCAGCGCAACGTCCATGTCCTCTGCGCCAGTGCCCGTCGCCGTGAGGTTGCCCTCGAACCGCGCGTTGTCCTCGTCGTCGGTGCCGTCGAGGTCGCGCAAGGCGACCAGCGGCAGCGAGATTGGCGTCGTCGTCACGCTCGTGAACGTCGCGTTGCCGCCCGTGTCGAGCGCGGTGCCGCTGATCCCGAACTCGGTCATCAACTGCGCCCACGTCTTGCCCGCGGCGAAGAAGCCGACGAGCGAGTCGCCGGTCAGCGCTGCACCCGTGCTGTCTGCGCTCGCGATGTAGTCGGTTGTGTCCACACCGTCCTGCGACGGGAAGCAGTGAAGCTGCTCGTTGGTGTTAGCGGTCGAACCCTCACTCAAGAAGCCACCACCAGGGCAGTCGTCTGAAAACGCTGCGCCACTCACCGCGATAGCCGGGTTACCCGCGAGTGTTTGCGCGTAAGCGAGCTCCAGCGTCGCCGTGTCGGGTGAAGCGCCGGTCGCCAGCGCCACCGACACGCCTAGGCCGTTCAGGAAGTCCACGCCAGAACCGTCTGCGACCGCGGCTCCGTTCACGAGGATCGAGTCTCCGCCTCCCGCCCCTACTCCATCGCCCTGAAGAGCCCAAGTGTTCGCCGCCTCACACAGATAGTGGCGCTGACCCGTGGTCGCGTCCGTGTCCATATACTGTTCGCCAACAACGCAGGTGCCTGGCAACGTGGTGCTGTTAGGGATTTCGAGCGTGCCGCCACCGAAGTCGAACTTCGCCGTCACCGTCTTGGTGCCGGTGTTGAAGCTCTGCACGGCTTCGAGGGCTACGTAAGTGAACGTGCCACCCGTGGCGATGCGATTCCAAGTCGAGTCTGAGCCGGTCGGCTCGTTGTGGCAATCGAGCAACTCGTTGCCGTCCGCCGTCGCGCCTTCGCTGATCCAGCAATTCGAGTTGTCGTCTAGATCGCGCTGGTACGCGCCGAGGGTTGCCCCCACCAATGACTTCGCAGGGTTGAAATTGATGTTGTCTGTGACGCCGGTGCTCCGCGCGATCAGCCAGTTCGTGTCAGTGGGAAGCTCGTAAAGATACGGCGTGCCACCCGGCCACAGGCGGTTCATGTCGATCAGGATTTCGTTCGCGGTGACTTCCTGAACCACCGAGTCCGTTCCACCGTTATCGTTGGCGGTGTTGATCCTGATCACTCCGGTGCTCTCGTCGGAAGCGTCGTCGTTCAGGTCAAGCGCAACCGCGCCGTCGCCAACTACGGCGAACACGGAACCAGTCCAATAACAAAGTGTACGAAACGTCCCGGTAGGTGCTCCCGGGTCACAGTCTCCAGCGGCGTTCCCGTTCGCAACGATCACCACCTCGTCTGCCCAGAAGACTTCACCGGGGGAAGTCGTGAGCGACGTAATCATTCGTGGTGTCTTGCGAAGCGCGCTCCGCGTGTAGGCCGCATGACCTGTCGGCGGGGGATGGTTGTACGCCGAGAAGTTCTCGGTCAGGTCAACGCGCGTCTTGCTCGCGGCGTTGGCGACGAAGGCCGACATTGTGAACGTCGTGTCGCTCGTGTCGGTGTCGCTGCCGCCGTTGTTCCCACCGAGGAACACGGTCGCGCTGGCGTTGGTTGCATCGTTTACAGCGTGCGGTCCCAGCACCACACCGTCGCGACCGGGCCAGTTGCCGTCGCCAGCCTGGATACCGCCCTTGAAGCGAACGCTCGTGTCAACGGTACTGCTCGCTCCGGTGTAGGAGCACGTCGTCGATGCAGCCCACTGGTCGTCCCGCGAGCAGACGCGGTTCGACGAGTCCATACCCGCGCCGATCAGGATGCTGTCGCCCTTGGTGACCGAGAACAGGATCGAGTCGCCGTTGTCGAATGATCCGCTCGGGGTCAGTGCTGCCACGCACGTCGCGGTGTTCGAGTCGGTGACGGTCGCGATCCTGCACCACGAATCGTCAGTGATGTTCCAGAGAATCGCGCCTACCGTGTCGCCGTCAGTGGAGAAGGTCGTACCCGTTAGGTTGTCGATGACGGTGCTAGAGCCGCCGGTGCCCGCGGTGCCCGCGCCGGTCGTTCCGGCGCCCTCGGTCCAGACGTGATCGAAGAGGTAAGAAGACCCCACCCCAACCGCAATCTCATTGATGCGGTTGCCCTCGACGGTCATGCCCGAGAACTTGTGAACCCCGCCAATCCCGCCCGCTGCCTGCGAGCGATCGGCGCAGAAGCCGCTGGCGCAACTCGACCAAGCGTGTTGGACGCCGGAAGTCTTCAGGTCATCGAGCACGATGCCGAACTGATTTCCCGCAAGCTCTCCGCCCTCGGTCACTCCGTCCCAGTTCCCGAAGCCGTAGATGCCGACGCCGCCCCAATACATCTCCGTCTCACCGTAGTTGTTAATCCAGCCCTGCCACGAGTGGGAGACTCCGAAGTCGTCCATGTCGTGTGGCTGGCTGTAGAAGTACCGGCGAAGCTGGCCGAAGTCGCCGCGCGTAACCTGCCCGGCCTCGTGCCACCAGACATGGGTCGTTGACTTCGCCCCGGTACGATGGAACTGCGGAAGTGGCATTTCGCCCACGACGATCGGGTCTATGCCGCCGTCCTGATCGCGGTCGGTGTTCGTGGTTCCGAAGATATACCCACTCATCGAGAGGTTGTTCACCGTGCCGTAGGTGCTGATGTCCGACGCCGTGTTGTTCACGAAGCCCGTGCGGTCGCTGTTTCCGATTCGGATGAACTCGGACCAAACCGACTGAGCAGAGTTATCAATGAGCGGGTTCAACGCCCACTCGATGTTCCCTTGGCCTATGGAGAAGTTCAGATTCGAGGATGTCGCTGCCGTGTCGCTCGGGTAGCCGTCCGCATCCGGCGAAGCTCCCGGCCCGCTGATGAAGATGCAGGCGCGCATCGAAGGGGAGCCCGAGAGCAGCTTGTAGTCGGAGATCGGTACGAGTGCGGGTGGTGTTCCGCCGATGTAACCACGGAACGGGCCATTAGGTACCGCTTGCAGTCCTTGAATCACTCGCTGCGAGCCCTGGCAGCGGTTCGCCACCTTGCTCAGCGTGGTTCCGTTCCACAGCAGGCCGGATGTCCAATCGTACCAGCGGTCGTAGCGTTTCCAGGGTTCTGTGTTGACGCCCTCAGGCGTGATGGTCTGAGGGGTTCCGAGGTCGTGGCGATCTACGATCTTGGGACCGCCCCCCGTAGAAGTCACGTTGATGGCTACGTCGCTCAGGTCGGCACCGTAGTTCCACGCCGCGAGGTTCCCGGCCATGTAGACGGGCGACGCTCGCGTGGCGTCAGGGTTGTTAAGCTCGATGTCGCACTTTCGCGCGGCATCCGCGCTGTTGCTCGACCAAGTGTTGCCGACCATCGTGAGCGAGGCCCGCGAGTTGTGTTCGACGCATGTGTGCTCGGTCGTGGCGTTCACTTGCATCTGGAAGCGCACGCGACCCAGGTGATGCGGATACGCGGCACCAGAGCCGCAGCCCAGGCCGGTGTCTGAATACTTAATCACCGTGCCGTTATCGCCGGTCCACTCCACCGAGGCTTCGTCGAAGCGCGTCACCGTGGCGCAGGAATCAACTTGGATGCCAACGGAGTTGGCGAGGCTGCCACCCAGGAAGAAGTCGTAGAAGCTGATCCCGCCGCGCTGCACGAGGATGCCAGGGCTGGCGGTCCAGTTGGCGCATTCGAGTTGGACGATGCGATTCTGGATCGCTTGCGTCTCGCTCTGCCGCAGGCAGTGGCGCGAGTCGCGAATCTGAACCTGCTCGACCACCCAGTGGTCGTTCTGACCGTTGTTGCCGCCACCGCCCTCGCTGTCGAAGGCGATGCCCCATCCCTGCGTTGCAACCGTCGTATCGAGCACGTCCTCGATCGTGACGCTCCGGATGATGCCCTTGCCGGTTGTTAGACCGAGGCCGTTGTCGGCGGTGAGACGAATGCCGAACCCGGCCTCGCCGTTCCCATCCAGCGCGAAGTCGAGTAGTTGGTGGTTGAAGCCAACCACCTGCATCATCGTGCCGCCGTTCGCTCCGCCCCAGGTGAGCGTGGTCCCGGCATAATTGATCGCGCTGGGCTCGTAGCCAGAGCCGTGCCCCATGAGGATCACGCCCTGCTGGTAGTCGGTGGCGATGTTCACCACGTCGCCGATCTTGATCGTCGTGGTGATCGTCTTCTCGCCCTTCGGCAACCAGACGACGCAGCCGAGGTTTGCGTTGCCGCTCCCCTTGCCGCACGCCGCGATAGCCTCGTTGATCCCCGCAGTCGTCGATCCGGCCACGTAAGAGTCGGCGTGAAAGACCCGAGATGCGTCAACGCAGTTCTCACTGTTGTCGCGGTCGCCGGAACCACCCGAGTCGAGATCGTGGAAGAAGCCGCTCGCGCACGTCGCCGAACTGATCGGCTGGATGTCGGGGCCGCTCACCGCCTTGAGCAGCGTCGCCGCGTTGGTGCCAGTGCCGCTTACGTCGAGGCTCGACCCGGTGCCAACAACCATCGCGGCGGTGGTGTTGGTGCCGCCCGTGATGGCGGAGAACGCGGAAGAGCCGCCGCCCGCCGGGTTCTCGGCGATGTAGGCGCTTTGCTGGCAGGTGCAGACGTGATTATTCGAGCCGCCACCCACGGTGCAACTCGAGGCGCTCGTCGCATCCGTGACCTTGAAGCTGCGCCCCTCGGCCGCCGTGTTGCACGTCGGCAGCGTCGCGATCGTGCGCTGCGAAGGCGACGCGCTGCGGATCACGCCGTCCGACTTCGGCACCGGGTCGGCAGTTGCCGAGAGAGCCGCGAACACGACGATCAGCGCGGCGAGAACTTTGCGCATAGCACCCCTTGGCCCCGACGTGCCGAAGCACGCGGGGCCGAGTCGAGTAATCGTTCGGCTACGGATTCGGCACCGTGAGCTGAGGCGTGATGCTCAGCACTCGGCCCGAGGCGTCGTAGCGGTAGACGAGGTACGTGGTCGAGTCGGGCGCCGCGAAGTTCAGCGTCGCCGAAACAGCGACGGTGATGTACGACGGCCCGCCCTCGTTGATCACCCGGCGCGTGATGCCGCGCTCGGGGATCGGGAGGGTGACGTAGACGTAGGTCCAGCGTTCGGTAAGTGAGGTCACGGGTTCGGCACCGTCGAGCTCGGCAGCGTGTAGTAGTCGCGCCCGGTCGAGTCGTAATACCTGATGAGGTAGTACGTCGTGTCTGGCGTCGCGAAGTCGCCGTCGCACGCCACGTCGACGCGCGTGTACGACGGGAAGCCCTCGTTGATGAGCGACTGCGTTAGGCCGCGCGCGCCGATCGGGCTGTTCGCGTAGATGAACGTCGGCTTCTCGCAGCGGTCGGGCACGTCGCCCGTCGAGCCCGCGACGCCGGCGACGGTCGCCGTAGACCAGACCTCGTTCGTCTGGTCGTCGCGGAACTTCACGACGTAGTGCTTCTCGGTCGCGTCGCTCGCCGCCGGGTACGCGATGCCCGATGCCGCGGCGAGGTTGAAGTCGTAGCAGTCCGACGTCCCCGACACGCGCGTGAAGCTCCCGTTCGGAACGGTCGCGAGGAGCGCCGCGGCTGCAGCGGCGTTGTAGACGTCGGCGACAATGCTCGATGGCGTGCCCGTCAGGCCGCAGGCCGTAAGCCACTGCGCGACCGTCCGCTCGGCGAGCGCGGGCGACGCGAGCGCGAGCGCGAGGGCGAACGCGAGTAAGCGCGTCACAGCGAGTTCCTCCATCCGCCGACGATGACCTCGTGCTTGATCACGCCAGGGCTGCTTCCGAGAAACTGGATCACGGCCCAGACGATCGTCGGCGTCGAATCGCACGGGATGTCGAACGTGTTGGAGTCGGTCAGAGTGTCCGAGGTCACGTCGATCGCGCCGAGGCGTGTGGCCGACTTGTTCGTTGCGACCGTGGCGCCCGAGAGCGCCTCGTGCGCGTAGTGATGCTGCGCGTCGTCGTGGCGCGTGTGCGCCGTGATCCGCACCGCGCGCGCGGTCGCGGGCACGCCGGTCAGCGTGAGCGACGTGTAGGTGGCCGGCATCGTTAGGCCGGGCGAGAACTCGAGCGTGTCGGGCGCCCGCAGAACGGTCCAGCCGTCGGGCATCTCGTCGAAGTCGGCCCACACCGCGGAGCCCGCCTTCGTCCGCATGGCGAAGATGCACCGCTCGCTCGTGCGCGTCGGGTGATAGCCGACCTTGCCCGTGGTCGATGGCGCCGTCGCACTGATCTTCTTGGCGAGCGCGTCGGCGGTGACGAGCGCGTAGAGGTAGTAGACGGTGTTCGCCGCGACGCTGCCCGTGTCCATGTCCGCGGTGTTGTCCCAAGTGAGGCTCGCCGCTTCGCGCAGTACGCCGTCGATCTCGATCGCGATCTTGTCGCTGCTCTCCGGCGCGAGCGTGATGACGGCATTCGACGTGCGCGAGCAGGTGCCCGTGCGCGCGCCGCGCAGCATCCCGCCCGCGAGCCGCTTGATCGCATTGGTGAGCTGCGTGTAGTCGCCGCCCGCCACCGAGAGCGTGAGCCCCGCGGCGGTAACGACGTTCGCCAATTCCTCCTGCTGAACGTCGAACGTGACCGCGCCGGGTCGCGTCGCGGTGACGCCGGCCGCCTTGTCGCCGTCGCGGAAGCCGTCCTTGCCGGTGCCGAACTTATCGACGTGGCGGTTCGCTTCGGTGATTCGATGCACGATATCCCCTTACTTTAGCGGCCCGGTCAAGCGCAGCGAGCCGAGCAGCGAACCGATGCGGATGGGCAGGATGAGCGGGCGCGCCTGCGCCAGAGGCGATGCGACCGTCATCGTGTTGACGAACGCCACGAGCAGCCGCGTGTGCGCCGGCTTCAATCGGTTGAGCAGGCACTCGAGAACTTGGTCGCCCCACTCCGCGAGCCGTTCGTCGCAGAGCGAGTCGCAAGTGAAGTAGGTCACGCCGCCGCTGTCCGCGACATTCACGCGCCAGACGAACCACCAGTCGTTGCCCGAGTAGCCGAGCCCGCCCGGCCCCGGAGCCGACGGCGTGAACTCGTCGATCGACGTAACCGTGAAACCAAGCTGCGCCGCGATGCCGATGTAGAACGCGCGCGAGAGCGAGCCCTGTGACGTGAGTCTCGCGACGAGTTCGGCACGCCGCGCCTCGAGCGTTGCGCCGAGGCCGTGGCAGTCGTCGGGCAGGCCGGCCATCGCCTCCCAGTCGGCGAGCATCTCGGTCGTCGTGCGCGGGTCGGCCTCGTCGACGAGATCGTGGCCGCGCTGCTCGAGCCGAACGAACTCCTCGGCGACGCCAAGCAACAGGAGGGAGAGGTGGCTGTCGAGCGACTCCGGCCAGATGCGGCCCGGCGGCACGAGGCCGCGGAGCGCGCCCGCGTACTGTTCCGCCGTCTGCGGCTGTGCGTGCGGCACGGCGGCGCCCTAGACCCAGGTGATCGAGGCGGCGGCGAAGATCGGCATCTGCGCTGCCGTGTGCGTGATGTCGGCCGCCGGCACGGTCACGGCGTTGTCGTTCTCGCCCGCCGCGCGCGAGACGGCTTCGCGGATCTGAGAGAGCAGCATCGTCGCGCCGGGCTCGGCCGCGCGCCGGTAGAGGTCGGCGAGTTCGGCCTCGATCGCTGTGCGGATCGTTGCCGTGTCGGGCACCGGGTGGATCGTGAATGCGTCGCTCGCCGCGGTAGGCGCCGAGACGGTGACGGCGGCGGTCACGGGCCGCACGGTCTGGATGTAGGTGTTCACCTCGGCGACTTCGGGCGCGGACGGGATGATCGCCGTGCCGAGACCGTCGTCGTCGCGCACGAAGTAGACCTGCACGTTGCCGACTGTCGGCGAGGTCGCCCAGGCGCGCGTGACGCCAGCGATCGAGAGCGCCCAGGCCACGTAGTCGTGGACCGCGCCGCCCTGAGGTGGCGACTGGATGCGCGCGAGCACCTCGGCGCGAAGATCGTCGTCGTCCTGCTCGTCGGCGCCGCTCACGAGCACGGTAGACGTCGCCGTAGCCGGCGAGTCGGCGCCCGAGATCGGCGAGACGAACGAGAGCGCGGTGCCGGTGGCCGTGTTGCCGTCGGCGCCCGCCACGGACGCCGTGAGCTTGATCGTCGCCGTGCCGCCCGCGATCGTGACCTCGGCGTTGACCGAGACCTCTGCCGTGTCGGAGCGCGCGAGCAGCGTCCCGAGCGGGATCACCGTGCCGTTGACGCCCGTCACCGTCGCCTCGAACTGCGCGGCGATCGCCGCCGAGCGCGTGATGCCGTAGATGCCCGCGTGCCGGTCGAGAAGTTCGTCCTCGGCCGTATCGACGAGCACCTGCCGCGAGATCCACGCGAGGAAGCCGTAGAGCGCGTAGAAGCCGGCGGCGAGAACGAACGCGATGACGCCGAGGATCGAGCGGCGCAGGCGCGCGTCGGCGCCGGGGATGCGCGTCTCGATGTCGCCCATGATTCGGTCGCGCAGTTCGGTCAGGGTCGGCGTCGCGTAGGCCACCTCAGTTGATCTCCCAGACGTAGCGGAACCGATAGGAGATCACGCGGTCGGGCGGCTTGATGACGCTGACGCCGATCGCGAGAACGGGTCGCACCGTATCGGACGGCGACGTCGGCAGGAGTTCGACCGTCACTTCGACGCGATCCGCGATGCCGTCCTCGCGCATCCACGCGAGCGACTCCTCGGCGTACCGCTTCGCCCGCTCGGCGACGACGGCGATCGACTTCTCGCGCGCCAGCGTCCAGAGCAGCGAGCCGAACTGATCGCCGGCCGTCTCCGCGTAGGTGTCGCCCCACCACCCGCGCCGGTCGCGCTCCGAGCCGAGCTCGAGCGAGGCGGGCGCGCGGCGATCCGTGAAGAGCGAGAGCAAGATCGCCGTCGAGAGGTCGCGCTCCGGCGTGAGATCGCCACCCGTTAGGGTGAGGTCCGCTGCGAGAGCGACCGGATCGAACGCGAGCGCGGCGTCGTAGAGCGGCTGCACGCCGGCCTCAGTTCAGCGCAACGACTTCGAGGTCATGCACCTGCATCGTCTCCGCGGTCGAGCCCGAGCGGAGCGCCTGAACGCTGATGATCTGCGCGGCCGTCAGGTCGCACGCACCCGAGACTACGGGCGCGCTGTCTGGGATCAGGATCGGCGCGAGCGTGCTCGCGATTGCCCCGACGTGAACGTCTGCCCGTCCGGTCACGAAGAGCGTGCCCGTCGCGCCGATCGTTCGGCAGTGAACGAACGCCTCGAGCATCCACGAGACGTTCGTCTGCGAGATCGAAAGCGCCTTGGCGAGGCTCACCGCGAGCTGAACGCCGTTCGCATCGGCGCCCGTCCCGTAGTAGATGCCGAACTGAAGGTTGCCCGGCGTCGCGGCCGTCGTCATGCGGCCGAAGAGCCGGATGCGGAGCTTCTTGCCGGGTCGCGCGAAGTATTGGCCGCCGAGCACCGGGAAGTTCGACGCCGGGTAAAGCGCCTTGAAGGTCGCCGCGAGCGTCACCGCTGCGATGTCGGTCGCGATGAACGGCTCGCGCGTGTCGTGGTAGAAAGCCCCATCCATTGTCGTCTCCTTGAAGTGTTAGGACACCGGCCCGCTTGTGCCGCCGCCGGTCGTAACGCCCGAGTGCGTGTGCGTGAGGAACAGCTTGCCTTCGATCGTCACGCCAGAACTGTTGATGACGATGGTCTTCGCGCCGAACGAGAGCGTCAGACTCGTCGCCGTTCCAATTACCTGCGCGCCGCCCGCCGTCTTGAGGTCGAACTCGGTCGCGCGCACGACGATCTTCTTGCCGCTCGATACCAGCGCGATGCGATGCTCCGCGCTCGCGTGCGCCGCCGTCTCCGCGTCGCCGTCCGTGTAGAGCGCGACATCCCCGGCGCTGAGCACCCCGCGCGGCCGGTAGCGGCGGTCGCCGAGTGCCACCACCACGGCGTGATCGCGCGATCCGCCGACCGAGGCGATGATCGCCTCTGCGCCAGCGAGCGGTCGCGACGTAACGCCGTACTCCTCGAACCGCTCGACGCCTTCGAGCGTCTCGCCGTCGAGCGCCGTGAGTTGGAGCTCCTGCATCCTCAGCGAGTCTCGAATCGTCGTCACCACGGCGCGCGCGATCATCATTCGCACGCGGCGCGCGAGCGCGGCGATCACTTTGGCTGCCTCCGAGCTCGTATGATAGCTAGCAACGCCTCCAGGGCGGGGTTCGTCACCTCGTCCTTCGGCTTCGCCTCGGGTAGAGGCACCAGCGCGTAAGCCTCGGGGCGCACGACTTCGATCTCGGTCGTCGATCCGCTCGAGGCGATGGCGTGGCGCACGGTCACGACGAGCATCTCCATCGCGATGCCGAGCAGCGGGTCGAGCACGTTGACGAGTTCGTTCGGTCGCCAGAGCCCGCCCTTGTGCTTCCAGCCCTGGACGCGATAGGTCGCGCGGCGCCCGCGCCCCGCGCGCACGTTCGCCTCCCACTGAGCCCGCGTGCGGCACGTTGCGATGTCGGCCTGCTCCTCGGCCACGACGACGAGCGGCCGATACCGCTGGACGATCGGATCGAGAGCGACGCCCGCCGGGCCGCTCGCCTGCGTCCCGTGAACCGCGTCGGTCCCGGCCAACTGACCCTTGACCGTGTAGTCGCGGAACCGTTCGCGAAGCGACGAGAGCCCGCTCGCCGAGAGGATGTTCTCGCCGAGCACGAGCGCCGTCGTCGCCTTTGAAGTCCCGGCGCGCGTCAGCACGAGCCCGCCGCGCCCGTCGCTCACGGCTAGGACAGCGCGGGTTCGCGCCATGCGCTCGATCGCCTCGTAGGCCGTCTCGCCCTGCTGGATCGTGAACTTGCGCGCGAGCGGCGCGCCGATATCGGTGCCGTCCGCGACCGTGACCGGAATGCCGAACGGCGTGCAGATCGCGCGCGTGATCGCGTCGATCCGCTGTCCCGTCCACTCGTTCGGCGGCCCGACGTGCGAGCAGTCCACGAGGTCGCCCGTCGCGTCGCGCCCCGCGATCGCGACTTCGTGCGCGCCGTCGCCGCCGTCTGAGCCCGGCGCGTACTGGCCGTTCACGTCGTCGACGAATCCCGAGAGCACGACCTCGCCGTCGAGCGTCACCTCGCAGGCGTCGCCCGGATTGATCTCGCGCCGCGTCGGCTCGCCGGGCCACTTCTCGGAGACGACGACCTCGAAGCTGCCGGCGAGCGCCTCGATCGTGCGCGTGACGCTCGCCTCTTTCCAGCCGCCGTAGCTCTGGCCGTTCACCACGACGCGGAAGTCGGGCACGCTAGGCGCTCAGCACTTCGAGCGGATCGCCGCCCGGCAGGAACAGCGGATGGCGCACGCGGTTGCGCGCCACGATCTCGTCCGCGCGCGTCGCGTCCGCGTAGAGGCGCTGCGCGAGCGCGAGCGCCGGAACCGATGCCGGGAGCGTCTCGTACTGAACGCGCGCGAGGTTCGCGCCGCGCGCCGTGAGATCGCGCGCCGTCGCGGCGTAGAGATCGGACAGCGTGCGGAACTCTTCGTCGTGCCCCGCGTCCGCCGCGCGGTCGATCTCCGTCTCGAGCAGGTCCGCGAGCCGCTCGCGCTCCGCGGCCGCCGCGTCGTAGGAGTCGTAGGCGATCTCGGAGGCCGCCTCGCAGGCGCTCGCGAGCGCGTGGCGCCGCACGAGCCCGTGGATCGCGTCCGAGTTCGCCGTGTCTCGCTGGCCGCTCTCCGTCTGCGAGTTGATCGCCGCAACCGTCGTCACGAAAGCCGCGAGCCGAACGAGGCTGCGGTAGCGCCCGAGCGCCGGCACGTTCGCCGCCGCGAGATCGAAGAGGCCGACGATGCCCTCGGCGAGCGCGCTCGGGGTTCGCACCCAGATCGAGGCGTTGGTCACGAGATCGTTCACGCCGCTCGCGAGCTCCGCGAGTTCTTGCCCGCTGATGCCGAACTGCGCGAGTTCGGCGTCGAATCGCTCGGCGAACTCCTCGACGATCGACGCCGCGTTCGTCGCGAGGAAGCCCGGCCCCGTCACGTCGAGCGCGCCGTTCAGGCGATCGACGATGCTCGTTACGACGCCGAGCGAGCGCGTGGCGACCACCGTGCCCGTCGCAATCGAAGCGTCTGGCCGGATGTTCTCGGCGAGCGTCCGAACGCACTCGATCGAGAACCGCGCGACGCCGCCCTCGTCGCTCGTCTCGGCTAGCGAGTAGCGCGTGACGGCGACGTTGATCGTGCCGAGGTACGGGTGAACCAGTTCGCCAGATCCGGCGAGCCGAAGCGCAACGCGGAGCGCATCGCGCGCGGCGAAGTAATCCGTGCCGACGACGAAGGCCGCCACCGTCATCTGGTCCGGCGCCGCGCCTAAGTCCTCGAAGAACGGATCGTCGCGGAACGGATAGACGTGGAGTTCGCCCTGGCGGCCGGCCGACTCCTCGTGGCCCTGCACCAAGAACGGAACGCCGCGGAAGGTCGCCGGCAGTAGCCGGTCTCGCCACGCCACCTAGAAAGCCCCGCCGAAGCCGACGCCCATCGGTCCCATGTTCGACTTGACCGCTACGCCCGGTGCGAGGCTCGAGCCGGGCGCGAGGCGCGCTTCGGTCCCGGGCCCGGCCTCGAGAATGATTCTCGTCGGTTCGTGACCCATCGCGCGCCTGCGGTACTCGTAGTCGAACAGGAACTTCGACAGCCCGCCGTCGGCGCGAATGTCTCCCGGCTGAGCCGGCCCTGTTCGTACTCCGGCCGGCTTCATCGTCAGGTCGAATACCTGAACCCGCGAAATGCGCTCGACTGCGCCTGCGATGGTTTCGATCGAAGGCGCGAGGCGGGCGATGGACTCGATGATGCGCGCGAGATCCTTGAAGAACTTCACGATCTCGGCGCGATTCTCGGGGCTGCCGAGCCACCGCTCCGTCGCCACGGCGGCTCGCTCGAGGTCGGGTAGGAACGCGGAGAACCCGGCGCCGAAAACGCCGCCGAGCGCGGACTTGATTCGCTCGTAAGCGTCGCCGAGTGTCTCCGCGCGCCGCAGCGTGTCCTCGCTCTGGAGCGCGCCGAGCTTTCGGAACTGCTCGACCACCGCCGCGACGCCACGCGAGCCGTCCTTGAACAGCGGGCCGAGTTTCTGGCCGCTCTTGCCGAGCACCTTGACGAGGAACTGAGCGCGCAGCGTCTCGTCGCCGATCCCGGCAACCGTATCGGCGAACGTCGTCGCGAACTCTTCGGCGTTGCCGCCTTCCTTCACGAACTTCCGCATCGCGAGTTCGAGGTCTGACTGTGAGACGCCGACCTGTTCCGCCGCGAGCGCGAGTCCCTGGAACGCCTCCGCCGTTATCCCGATGCGATCCGCCGCATCGACGAGGCCGCTCGCCTTGTCGATGAAGCCCTTGACGAGCCGCGTGCCCGCGTAGGCCGCCGAGACGCCGAGCGCGAGCATCGCCGCACCGACGCGCGCGACCACGCGCCCGGCCGTCGCCATTGCGCGCTTGAAGCCTGACGTGCGGCCTTCGATCCGGCGGAACACGCCGCTGAGCTTGTCGATCGCCGTGATCGTGATCTTGATCGGCGGAAAGGAAGCCACGCTTCACCTCTTGGGCGGCGCGAGAATCGCGCTCGCCTCGCGCGTCCAGCGCACCAACTCGTAGAGCTCGAGCGCGTCGATCTCGGACGGCGCGAAGTGGAAGACGTAGGCGAGCCCGGCCATTAGGCTCCACAGCTCGTCGGAGCCGGGGAGCCCTAGAGTTCCCCCATTAACTCCGCGAGCGCCTCCGCAAGCGCCGTGAAGTCGTCGATCTCGAACGTGTCGAGGTCGGCCGGGATGATGCCCGTACACTGGGCGAGAAGTTGCCGCGTCTCCTCGACGCCGCCCTTCGACTTCGACGCCTCGCTCGCGAGCCGGAGTTCGCGCACGCGCGGCTTCGTGATCGTGACGCTCTCGATCGTCTTCGAGCCCGCCTCGACCGGATGCTTGAGCTTGATCTCGACGGACGGTCGGCTCAAAGGATCTCCTCGCACGACTTGCCGGTGAACTCGACGGGCACCTCACCCTCTTCGGTCGTCGCCTCGCCTGCGCCCGAGTACCAGCCGTTGCGCAGCACGATCGTCTTGCCGTTCGCGAGCGCGAGCTCGAACGTCTCGTTCTCCATCGCGTAGAGCGCCGCGAGGTCGATGTCGTTCGAGTCCACGAGTTGACCGCTGATCATGCCCGGCCGCGTCGTCTCGGAGAAGTAGACGCCGCCGTCGGCGCCGATCACCGGCGCGCGCTCGACACCGCTCAGCCGGTAGGTGAACGAACCCTTGGCGCGTAGCTGTGTGCCCGCCGCCTTGAAGTGCAGGATGCCGCCGACCTTCATCGCATTACCTCGCCCGCGCGCGCGCGGTTGTTAGAGAACGAACGCGATCTGCGTCGCCATGATGTGCAGGCCGTTCACGATGTTCGGCGAGATCCGCAGATCGAGCCGCGTCGGATCGCTCGCGTTCACCTCGGCGATCAGGTCGCGCTTGAACTGCGCCGCGTCCTCGACGAGGCCGAGTTCCTCCCACTGGCGGAAGAGCCCGACTACTTCGCCCTTCGCGCCCTTCGGCGTCAGGATCGCCTGGCCCGGCGCGAACCGATTGCCGTCCGCCGCGAGCTTGTGCCGCGGATAGGCGGTTAGGAACCGCGTGCGGAGCGAGTAGCGCAGGTAGGCGAGCGTGAGCACCGTGTTGGCGTCGAGGTACGAGATGTCGTCGGCGCCCGCCGAGTTCGTCTGGTAGGTCGTGATGATCCGGTCCACCGTGACCGTGCCGTCGGAGCCCGCGCGCTGCGTCGCGATGCCGTCGAAGAGCAGCAGGTTGCGCTCGCTCTGCGTGAACCTGTCGAGCACCGCGGGCGCGAGCACGCCCGAGACGGTCAGGCCGTTCCACGGGCGCGCGGGATCGATCTGCCCGTAGTAGGCGACGATGCCCGCGAACGCCGCCGCCTGCTCGTAGGTCGGCGTCGGCGAGAGCTTCACGCCGACGATTGTTAGGTGAGCGTCGTTTCGCGCGGCGCCGAATGCGGTGAGCGCCGAGAACGTCCCGATCATCGCCGTGACGGCGTGGCCCTCGATCATCTCGAGCGGCCCCCAGCGCGCGTCGAGTTCGGTCTTCATCAGCGCGAGGTTCGCCGTGTCGATGTACGGGTGCGAAATCACGTCGTACTGGACGTCGGCCATCGCCGTGATCGCCGCCGTGATGACCGGGTTCGTCGCGCCGGCCGTGAGCACCGTGCCCGAAAGCGTGACCGTCACGCCGGCCGGCGTCGCCTCGGTCGCGTCGTAGTTCACCCGGAGGTCGACGTTGCCGAGCTCGCCCTTGTGGCGCGCGGTCAGCGTGACGACGTTCGTCGCAACGCCGGTCGTCACCGGGAGGTCGAGCGCGAGGCCGATCGCCGTGTTGATCGACGTGGCGATCGTGTTCTGTACGTCGCCCGATACGACGGCGACCTGCACGCGCTGGCCCGCGATGTAGAGCGCGAGCGTGCCCGAGGCCGTCGCCGTGCCCGTGATCGTGATCGTTCCCGTCGCCTGAACGCCCGCGCCGTTGTCGTCGAGCGCGATCGCCCAGACCTCGGTCGCCGGATTGTTCGCGAACCACTTGATCGCCATGCGCTCGAGCACCGAGGCGCGGCCGAAGTACGTTCGCGCCTGGGCCGCGCTCGAGAGCCGCGTCGGGATCGCCGCGGCGATGGTGCCCGCCGCGAGTCGCTGCCCGATGAGCAGCGCGCGGTAGGCTTTGAGCGCCGGGCCGCGCACGGCGCCGACGTTCGTGATCTCCGTGTAGGCGCCCGGCGTGCGGAGAGTCGTCGGGATCGTCTCGAAACTGATCGGGGGCATCGGTGATTACTCCTCGCCGCGCTTGCGCGCGGACTGGGTTGCCGGGGGAGCGCCGACCGCTACCTCGCCGTCCTTGATGCGTCGCTGCCAGAACGTCGAGTCGATGACCGAGGCGCCCTCTGCGGGGAGCAGCGCGCGCGAGCCGGTGACGTCGATGAACGGAATGCGCGCGCCGTTCACCGGCACGACGTAAATCCTCATTACGGGTTCTCCTGAACGTCGAGCGTGTCCTCGGCGTCGGTGATGCCGTCGGTCGGCGCGAGATCCCAGAGCACGGAACCCAGCGCGAACTCCGGCGCGATCGTTTCCTGAGCCGGCGCCTCGTAGGTCGCCGTGAATGTGAGCAGCGCGATCCCGACCGGCGTCTCGGCCTGAGCCTCGAAGCGAATCTCGGTCGAAGCGAGAACGATGTGCTGGACGCGACCCGCGAGCGTCTCGTCGTCGGCCACGGCGAGTTCGACGGCGCGGCAGTCGCTTTCGAGCGTCTCCGCGAGCGCGGCCTCGTAGTCGGCGTCGTCCGTGTTCGATCGCCGAACGATCTCGACCTCGACCGTCAGCGCGCGTGTGAGAATCCGCGCGTTCTCGAACTCGTCGGCCGCGATAATCGATTCGCTCGTCGCGCGAACCGAGACGAGCGGAAGTTGCCCGACCCGATGCGGAGTGACGCGCGAATCGACGATTCGCAGCGGCTGGTTCGTGACGTTCTTGAGCCGCGTTACGACCGCGCGCCGAATCTCGGTGCGCGGGTGAAGCGACTTCGCCACCTAGATCACCTTGCGGAGCGCGAGCCGCGCGCCGCCTTGCCCGTCGGGCTGCGAATCCGTGACCCGGTAGGCGATGGCGTCGATCGTGAGCGTGTCGCGATCGACGTCGACGGCGGCCGAAAGATCGGAGAGCTGAACGCCGAGCGAAGGCTCGACGTCCGAGAGTTCGCCCGTCGCGAGATCGATCGCTCGGTGCGGAGCGTCCCAAACCGCGGCGATCGAGACGGGCGAGAAACCGAACGAGGTGTACGAGACGACCGGAGAGCCCTGGGCACGATGAATCTCGTCGATGATCGTGCCGAGGGCGTCCCCGAATAGGCTCACACCGGCTCGGTCTTCGCCCGCTTCTTGGCCTCGGCCTTCGCCGCCGGCTCGTCGATCACGATGTTGACGTGACCTCGGAGATCGGCGGCGCAGGCGTCGGGAAGTTCGAGCCCGTCGGGCGTCAGGGTGGACTCGACGCCTTCCCAGTAGACGCGGAGCTCGCCCTGCTTGGTGCGGACGAACACCTAGCTGCTCGTGGCGTTGCGGATGGTCTGGACGATCAGCATGTTGCAGCTGATCTCGCCCGCGCCCGCGCCCGTCGAGCTGACCGCGATGCCAACTTCCTTGGTCGTGTTCGTCTTGTTCACGACCTTGCCGGAGTCGTCCCAGTAAAGGACGTCGCCGATCGCGACGGCGAGCGTGCCCGCCTTCTTGATCTGGACGACGCCGCGGACACGGAGTTGCATGTCCTGAACCGACGCGCTCGATGCGTAGTCGGTCTCGGCGACGCCGAAGAGCGTGCCGAGTAGAACGCCCTGGCCGCCGGGGCAGGAGGCTGCCGAGGAAGCCGAGAGCACGATGACGTTCGCAACGTCTTGTCGAACGAGTAGAGACATCTGATTTCTCCCTGTGAATGAAACCTTGTGGAAAGTGAACCGAGCGCGACGGGCCGACTGCGCCCGCCGCGCTCAGTTCGGGGTGGCGAACTCTCTACGCGCCTGCGCCCGTGACGCCGTAGCGGAAGTCGATCGTGCCCGCGCCGAAGTCGTGGGCCACCTTGACCTGCACGCCCTCGACCTCGAAGCCGGGCCGCACCTCGAAGCGCGGACCGCTGCCACCGATCGTGCCGTACACGTAGTTCGAGCCGACCGCGGGGTCGGCCAGAACGTAGTACCGCACGCTCGAGAGGTTCGCGTCGAAGATCGGCTCCATCAGACCGGAGAACGCATTCACGTTCGACGCCTGCGCCGCGTAGATCGGCGAGAGGAGCCGGCGGGCCAGGATGTGCGACGTCGGCGACGTGAGCACGAACCGCCCGGGCACGTTCAGCTTCAGGCCGTTGATCGACGTCTGCGCCGCCATGAGGCCGAACGCCTCCTCGAGCCGCGTGTTGTCGAGCGCGCCTGCGCTGTTCACGTTCGTGTGCGCCGCGTTGTAGCAGGCGACCGCATCCGACATCGTCTGGCCGAGGCCAGAGCCCGTCGTGATCACGCGGCTGTAGAACGTCGCGTTCTCGAAGTCCGTGATGCGCCGTGCGACCATGCCGCCGAAGTCCCCGAACGCCGACAGATCGTCGTTGACGAGAACCTCCCACAGGATCGCCATGATGCGGCCGTACTTGAGCGCCGTGATCGACTCCGAGCCTTCGCCCATCGAGCCCTGCGTGATCTCGCCGCCTTCTCCGATGAGGAGCGGCAGCGGGAAGTCGCCGGATCGGATGAACTTGTGCGCCCGGTAGTCCTTGAAGTCGCGCTTCGCCGCGATCATGCGGAACGACGGGTTCGCCGTCTGGTATCGCTCGAGGAGCGACTTGTTCAGCACGTTCGCGAGGATGTTGGGGAAGTCCGCATTGGACATCGCCAACTTGATCACGTCGTAGGGCGCGCGGATCGGATCGAGCGCGCGGCCGCGGGTCTGGCCGAGCTTCTCGAGCACGCCGTAGGCGCACTCCGCGAGCGACATTCGCGCGTACTGCTGGGCCGGTGCCGGGCACGGCGTCTTGAGCGCGCGCGCCGAGAGCGCGTCGCTCATGCGGGCGACCGCCCAGCCGAGACTCTGGTAATCCTCGCCGAACTTGAGGCCCGAGTCGATGACGCCAGCGTCGGTCGTCTGCACGAGTTTCTTCGCGGCGGCGAGCGCCTCCGTGACCGTGCTGCCGAGCTTCTGGTGGCGACGGACCCAGAGGTCGTCGAGTTCGTAGTGCGTCGCGATCTCGCGCAGACGCGCCACCCGCTTCGTGTCCGACGCGAGCGCGTCGGCGAGCGCGAGGTCTTCGGCGCGGTCGTCGGACTGATCCGACGGCGCCGCCTTCTTGAGTTCCCGCGTGTGGAGCTCGGAGTCGAACTCGAGCTTTTCGATTTCGACGATCTCACCGAGTTTGCCCACGTCCTTCACGTCCGCGAGCAGGCGCACCTTGATCTTGTCCATGTTTCTCTCTCCCTTTGGCGCGAGTGCGCCAGACAACTCGCAGGGGAACTTTTCCGCCTGCGCCAGAACCTGAGCACCGGAATCCGCGGGAACTGGCACGATGCTCAATTCCATCGGTTCCCAGTCAACGGCGAGCATTCGCTTCTGCGAGTCGCCCTTCTTCGTGACGTCGCGCGCCGTGTGAATGACCGCGCCCATCGAGAAGTTCCGAAGAATCCCGTCGCGCAGCCGCGCGAGAATGTCGGGCCGATCCTCGGCGATCTTCACGCGCGCGTGGCCGCCGTCGGCCGCGAGCCACGCCGCCTCGACGACGCCGATCACGGCCTGCGACACCGGCAGATCGTCGCGGTGATTATCGACGAGCGGAGCGCCCGCGTTGAAACGGCCCATCCGCACCGAGCCCTTATCGAGCGAGAACGCAAGCTCGTAGGGATCGTCGAAGAACGGGAATCGCTGAACCGACGCGCCCGAGTAGAAGATCACCTCGACCGTGCGCGCGTCCACGTCGAGCGTCGAGGCCACGACGGGCGCCTCGGAGCGGAGCTTCGGGAGCATTAGGTGCTTCGGCATTACGCCTCCGGCTTCTTCCAAGTCGAAACGAGGTCTTGATTCGCTTCCGTGTAGAACATCGAAGCGAACTGCTGGAACTCTTGGTTCCGCACCGCGATCTCCGGGTGCATGGTCGTGCCCGACTCGATCGTGAAGTCGCAGGTGTAGTCGTCGCAGGCGTGCGGCGCGTGCTTCTCGCGCCACCAGCGCGCGAGGTAGAGGAACCAGAACCCCGTAACAGGCGGCCATTGATGCGTGAGGTCGCCGTAGGCTCGGCCGCTCGACCAGTGCGGCGTGATGATCTCGGCCGTTCCGCCCGGCTTAAGAACGCGGAACAGTTCGTTCGCGAAGTTCATGCGCTCGCGAGCTGTTAGGTGCTCGACGAAGTGAGAGCTATAAACCTCGTCGACCGAATCGTCGTCCCACTTCCACGGGCCGCGCAGGTCGTGAACGAGGATGTCCGAGCGCCCGTAGTCGCGGACGTCTACGCCGATGAAGCCAGCCTTCGGGTTCGGGCCGCAGCCCAAGTCGAGCCTCATCACCACACCATCCCGCTCGCGTCCATGTGGCCCACCTTGACCGCGCAATCGACGGCGCACCGGTATCCGAGTTGCCGAGCGTTGTGCCAGAACGACATGTCCTGCGTCATCTGCGGCTGCTGCGTCGTCGCGAACAGGGGACGCGGTAGGCGAGGGTCGCGGAACATCGGGAGCCGCCAGAGCGCGAATCCCATGCCGACACAGCAGCACTCGACGAGCTCGTTGTTCACCGGAGGCTGCGGACGGAAGTTAGGGATTGGGTCTTTCGGGTCGCCCCAGATCTGCGGGTAACCGCCTTCGCCCTTCTGGAAGTAGAGGCCCGAGATGCACGCGAGCTCGGGGTGAGCCTCCATGCGCTCTAACAACTTCAGCACGCCGTTCGGACGCGGCAGATTGTCGTGCTCGACCGTCAGCATGAACTCCCAGTCCGAGAGCGCCGGTTCCGCGAGGATGCCTTCGACCGCGTTCGAGTACGCCTCGCCGACCTCCATGCCCATCGCGAGCACGCGCATCACCGGATTGTTAGGCGGGAAGCCGAGGTTCCAGATCGAGAGCGCGACCTTGGCCGGGATCGCCGTGCCGGTCGGGATCACGACGGCGATGCGTTGCTTCTTCCACGAGCCGCCCTCGAGAACCCGAGATCGCCCCTGCTCGAACTCGCCGTTGTGAAATCCGGCGAAGTCCTGCACCACGAGCTCGCTCTTACTCACGCAGCCTCCTGCTCATCGTCTTCCTCTTCTTCGTCGTCGGGTTCCGGCGCGTCCGGCTTCGGTTCGGCCGGCTCGGCCGGCTCGATGCGCTGAACCCCAGGCCCGGCGTTCACGCGGGCGTCGCTTGTTAGGACGATGCCGCGCTTCGCGACTTCCTTCTGCCACGCCTCGATCTCGTCGAGCACCTCGCCGGGCTCGTAGCCTTCGCGGCGGATCGTCTCGGTCCAGCTCACCAGACCGCCCTGAACCGCCGCGATCATCGCCGGCACCTCGCGCGCGGGATCGAGCAGGCCGAACCGCGGCGGCGTGAACTTCGCCGGCACTCGCGTCTGCTCGGCCTCCATGACGAAGGCGTCCCAAATCGGCTGGCAGATCTGCGGGATCACGAGCTGCCACTGGTCGGCTTCGATCGACGCCTTGAACTGAACGAGCGCCGCGCGGAACGAGGTGTAATTGACCTTCGAGAAGTCGCCGGTCAGAAGCTCGTATGGAAAGCGAAGGCCCGAGGCGATCGCGTGAAGCTCGACCTCGAAGAACTCCGCGTAGCCGTCGCTCGGCTTCGGATCGAAGAACTCGATCGACTCGCCGGGGCGCCCGTAGTGCCACATGCCGGGCGCGAACGACTCGAGCGTTCGCCCCGCTTCGTCGGTCGTCGTCGGCGCGAGCGAGGAGGCCGGCAGTCCGCCGGGCGTCGTCACGACGCCGATCGCGCAGGCCGCGATCTTCTTGCGCATGAGTTCGGCGTCGGCGTAGCCGTCGAGGTCGTAGAGCCGGCGAATAACGGGCGCGAACTCCGTCACGCCGGATAGCTGCCCCGCGCGCAGCGTCCGGTAGTAGTGAATGATCTGGGACGCCGGCACCCGCACGCTCTTGCGCGTGAATGAGAGGATCGGATTCGAGTCGCCGGGATGCGAGTTGAAGAGCCAGTAGGCGACGACGCGACCGTCGGCCGCATTTTCGATGCCCTCGAAAACCTCGCCGCCGTTATCGAACCGCTCGTTCCGCGTCGTGTCGATGTAGTCGGGCTCGATCACCTGAAGCCTGATCTCGACGTCGTCGGCGTCGAGTCGCTTCGACGGAACGATCCGAATCAGCGCCTCGCCCGATTCGATGCGGCACCGCTCGGCGAGCGCCTGAATCCCGTAGAGATCCGTGCGGCCGGCGAAGTCGCAGCGGTCGATCCACCGCTTCCACCGCTTCCCGAGCGTCGCGTTGAAGCGCAGATTCTCCGAGTCCGGCGTCGTGATGATCCCCGTGCCGATCCGATTGACGACGAGCGTCTCGAGCCCCTTGACCGCGTAGGCGTTGTCGCGCATCAGCGACCGCGTGCGGTCCCTCAGCATCGCGCGCCCGCCCGAGATCTCCGCGTTCGCCGAACTCGTGCCCGCGAACCATCCGGCCTCTCGTCGACCGGCGCGCGCGCCCTCGTAGGAGAGCCGCGACCCGAAGGCGTCGATCGCGCGCCGCGCCGCTAGGCGCCGGGCACCGCGTTCGGGCGAGACGTAGGAGATCATCCGGTCGAGCAGCGAGTCAGTCACGCGAGAAGCCCGCATAGGTCGAGCGCGAACCGCTCGAGGCCGGGCCGGCGACCTCGGCGAGCATCGCCGTGAGCGCCGTCATCATCGAGTCGATGTCCTGGTACTGAATCACCTTGTCGGCGTAGGCCACGGACTTCGTGCCCGAGGCGATCGCCGCCTTCAGGCGGTCCACGTCCGTTTGAGTCCACGCCACCGATCACCTCCCCAACCAGCCCTGAGTGTCCCCGAGCCAACCGCGCGCGGCCGGAGCGCGCCGCTCGCGACTCGGCGCGACCGGAGCCTGCGCCCGCGGCGCCGCCACCGTCGTCGCTGTGATTTCTGCCTTCGGGAGCTCGAACACCACGCGCGCGCCGATGTCCTCGCACGCCGCGTCGAGATCGAACCCGAGCGCGCGGATCGCGCAGAGCGCCGCGTAGGCGTAGACGGCCGCGTCGAGCGGCTCGTTCCTGACGCCCGGCTTCCGCTTCTCCCAGGTCCGCTGCGGGAATCCCCGCTTGTCGGTTCGCGTAACGCACCGCTCCG